TTTTCGACAATCTTCGCCCTGGTGAAGAAGTCGGCACGATTAGCCACAACCGCCCGAACGCGCAACTTGGGAATTTCCGGGCGGACATGTTGAAAGCCGCGTCGGCGGGGACGATGTCGCAGTACAGCACGATCTCGAAAAACTACGACGGCACGTACTCCGCACAACGCCAGGAGATGATCGAACAGCACAGCACCTATCTCGTGCTAACGGACGAGTTCATTGATCAGGTGACGCAACCCTTGGTCGATAACTTCATCAAAATGGTGCAACTGACTGACAAGCTGAACGTTCCGGCATCGGTTGATCGGGCGACGTTGTTCGATGTCGAGTACCAAGGCCCTGCGATGCCGTGGATCGACCCGCTGAAAGAGGCGCAGGGATATTTGCAGTTGGTTCGCGCCGGATTCATGTCCCGGACGAAAGTCATCCGGGCGTTCGGCGGGGTTCCGCAGGGGGTTAATCAACAGATTTCTTATGAACGTGAAGAGGCCGACGGTTCCGGTCTGGTCTTCACATCTGACCCTAAACACGAGGTTAAAAAATGAAACCTAATTGGTACGACATCAAGGCGCGGGAGAACTCGACTGCCGAGATCCTTATCTACGAAGAGATCGGCATGTGGGGGATCTCCGCGAAACAGTTCGCGGCCGATCTGAAAGCCCTTGGCAGTTTGAAGTCCATTAGCCTACGGCTGAACTCCCCCGGTGGCAGTGTCTTCGATGGTGCGTCGATCTACAACTTGCTTCGCCAAATCGATGCCGAGGTCACCGTCTACGTCGATGGTCTGGCGGCGTCGATCGCGTCGGTGATCGCGATGGCCGGCGACAAAGTCGTCATGGCGGATAACGCACTGATGATGATCCACGACCCTTGGAGCATGGTGATCGGTTCCGCCGACGAGATGCGTCAAGAGGCCGACGTCCTGGACAAAGTCAAGGAGTCCTTGGTCACGACGTACCAAAACCGCACGGGCATGAATCGGGACGAGATCGCGGCCTTAATGGCTGACGAGACCTGGTTGGACGCTGAAGAGGCGGTCGAATTCGGATTCGCTGACGAGACTTACGAGGCCCGCAAAGAGGCCGCCAAGGTCGTCAGCTTACATTTCAACCGGGAGGATATTAACCCCCCGGAGGACTTGGTTGAGCGTATTTTGAGCCGCGGCGGCGGCGAAGAAACCCCCGCCGTCCATGATGGCCCCGTTGAGGGCGAAACTACTTCAGGAATAGGAGAAATGACGATGCCTGAAAAAACCACCCCTGATCTGGATCAGATCAAACGCGACGGGGCAAAAGAAGCATTGGCCGCAGAAACGGCCCGTCGTAATGAAATCGCCGGCGTGTTCGCAAAGTTCCCGGAGCATGACGCCTTGATGCGTACGTGCCAGGATGACATCGAGTGCGATGTCGCGACCGCTCAGAATCGCCTGTTGGATGAACTCGGCAAGAATGAGGAGCCGACCGGACGTATCGAGTTCGGTCCTGATTCGTCCGACAAGTTCCGCGATGGTGCCGCGAAGGTCCTGGTCGCCCGCGCCGGACTCGGTGAGCGCGATCCTGAGAATGAGTTCGGCAGTTACACCTTGCTGGACATGGCCCGCGCCGCGCTTGAGCGGAACGGCGTGAACACTGGTCGCATGACCAAGATGGACATGATTTCCAACGCGTTCACTCACTCGACTGGCGACTTCGGCAGTATCCTGTCCAACGTCGCCAACAAGTCCATGCTCAAGGGTTGGGATGAGGCGGCCGAAGTGTTCCCGATGTTCACCGCCAAGGGCAATCTCCCGGACTTCAAGGCATCGACCCGCGTTGACCTCGGTGCGTTCCCGAGTCTCCGTCAGGTGCGTCCTGGCGCTGAGTTCAAACACGTCACCCTGTCGGATCGTGGTGAGACGATCCAGTTGGCCACGTACGGCGAACTGTTCAGTATCAACCGTCAGGCGATCATCAACGATGATCTCAACCTGTTCTCGACCGTCCCGCGCCGGTTAGGTCGCGCCGCGAAGCGCACGATCGGTGACCTGGTCTTTGCCGTGATCACAGACAACGGCGCCATGAGTGACGGCACCACGCTGTTCCACGCGGACCACTCCAACCTTGTGAGCGCCGCCGCGCCGTCCACCGCCGCGCTTGACGCGATGCGTGTCGCGATGGCGAAGCAGACGGATCCCGACGGCAACGTGACCGCCCTGAACATCCGGCCGAAGTACATGCTCACCCCGGTCGCCCTGGAGGGTGCGGTTAAGCAGGTCCTCGAGTCCACGACCGAGATCGCCTCGAGTCAGTCGAACTCGAAGCGTCCGAACTATGTTCGCGGCATCGCCGAGGCGATTTCTGACGCCCGCCTGGACGCGTCCAGTGCGTCGGTCTACTACATGCTGACCGATCCGAACATGCACGACACCATCGAGGTTGCCTACCTCGACGGGATCGAGCAACCGTTCCTCGATCAGATGACCGGGTGGACCATCGACGGTTCTGAGTTCAAAGTCCGGATCGACGCCGGCGTCAAGGCACTCGATTTCCGCGGCATGGTGAAGAACCCCTACGCCGGTTAATCACTCGGACAACCTGACGTAACCAAGAGGGGCGCTTAACGGCGCCCCTTTTCTTTTAAGGAGAAGGGAAATGATCAATTACATCGCAGATGGTGAAACCATCGATTACACCGCCGGCGCGGACATCTCGTCCGGCGACCTGGTTGTCGTCGGCACCCTGGTTGGGGTGGCGGTTGACGACATTGACAGCGGCGACACCGGGGTTGTTCGGATCGCGGGTGTTGTTGAGGTTGATAAAGAGGCGTCCTTGGACGTCAGCCAGGGTGACGCGCTTTATTGCGACGCCACTTCGGGCGAACTCGACAAGACCGAAACCGCGCAGACGTACGCCGGCCGCGCTTACGCGGATTCCGGAACGTCCGCCACGACTGTCAAGGTCATTTTGAATGTCTGATTTCTCGGGGAGGATGGCGGCGTTTAACGACGTCGCCATCACCCGCCTTGGCGGGGAAGAGTGGTATCTGAATGGGGTGGCGGTCACCGCCATTTACGACGCCCGATACGCAAAAGTCGCGTTCGGTGATGAACGATTCAAGAACGTGGACATGACCGGCGTCAACATCAATGCTACTGGCCCTTGCCTCAGACTGCCCACGGAAGACGTCCCGATCGGGACCGCCCGCGGGGCACTTGCCTACCGGTCCTCAGACGACACCACCTACCAGGTGGTCAGCATCGAGGACGACAACGGCATCACCACCATAAGGATCCGACGTGAAACGTGATGACATCATCGATGCGATCGTCGTCCGCATGGAGACGATCCGTATTGGGAACGGATACCTGACTGACGCCGGAAAGAATGTCGAGCGGGACCGCGTCGCCGAGATGGACCCGACTGAGGACTATCTTATCGACGTCACCGCCGGCGCCTGGGAGACAGAGGACACCGCCCCTGGTGCAGTGCGCCGGTGGATGAACGTGACAGTCGCGTTCGCCTGTCGTGGCACGGACGCCATCGACATCCGAGATAACTTACTCACCGATGTCGTGCAAGCGACGTATACCGACCTCACCTGGGGCGGCCTTGCGATTCTGTCTGAAGAGACGGGCGGGGCCGCCGACAAGGACTACGCGGACGATTTGTACGCCTGGGGAGAGTTGGACATGCGAGTGCTTTACGACACGGTTGAGGGCGAAATTTAAGGAGATAAAAAATGCCTATCCGGACGAAGCGGCGGGTCTTAGCCGCAAAAATTGAAGGAACAGAAGGAACGGCGGAGACTCTGAGCGCGTCTGACGGCGGTTTACTGGTCTCCGAACTGAAATGGGACAAGAGCATCGAAATGGTCGCCCGCGAATACTTGCAGGACACCCTTTCGAAGATCCAGCCGGTGCCTGGCAAACGGTCTGGTTCGTTCTCGTTCTCGACGGAACTGCGAGGTAAAAGCACCGCGTTCGCAACAGCGAATTTGCCTGAGATCGGCAAGTATCTCCGGGCGTGTGGGTTCAGCGAGACGCTGGATGACACGAGCGGCAGTGAGACGGTGACTTACGAACCGATCTCGGACCCGACGTCGATCCCGTCGCTGACGATGGCCCTTTACAACGACGGCCGGCGCATCCTGCTTAAAGGTTGCCGGGGCAACGTCCAGTTCGAGATGAACAACGGGTCGTACGGAAAAGCGACGTTCAACTTCTCCGGCGTCATCGACTCGATCGCCGACGCGACAATCTTGTCGGTCGATTTGAGCGGCGAAATTGGTCTGAACCCGCCGTTGCTTCTCGGAACGTCGTTCGCGATGGACGACGGCACAACGGACTTTGCCGCGAAGATTTCGGCCCTGTCGGTTGACATGGGTAACACAGTCACGTTGCGCGAAGACATGAGTCAGGCAAGCGGGTATTTCTCCGCGGTGCTGACCGACCGGCAACCGACCGGCAAGGTGGATCCGGAACTTGAAACAGAGACAACGTACCCGTTCCTCGGCAACTGGTTGAACGGTGTCGCGGCCGACATCTCGTTCTCGTTTGGCTCGACACAGTACAACCAGGTCGCGGTAAGCATCCCGAACGCTACCACGACGCAGGTCGGGGACAGCGACCGCGAAGACCTGGCTGTTGCGGATCTTGACTTCGAACTGAACACCGCCGGTTCCGGCGACGACGAAATTTCGCTCGTGTTCAGCTAACCATACAAGGGGTTGTATGAAAGCGTTCAAGTATGATGTCGCGGGGGTCTGTTATCTACAGGCCCCCCTCGTTTTGGGGCAAACCGCCCAACTGGCAAAGGCCCTCGAAGATTTTGACCTGGAATCCTTTTCAGGCGGGATCGGCGAGTTCATCGTTCAGGCCGGCGATCGTATTCCGCGTTTGCTGGCGATTGTTCTGACCCCCGACGGGGTGGCAAAAAAGGACAAGGACCTTGACGAGATCGAGGAGCATCTGACCGACAACATGGACCTCGCCACAATGCGTCAGGCGGTGGCCGATTTTTTCGACTGCAACCCGATCGTGGATCTCCTCTCGGAAGTGGAGAAATCGACCGGGATGATCGGGGAGATGGTTGGTCGGGTGATGTTGAAGATGCTGTCGAGCAGTTATGCGTCATCCTTGCTGGAGGCGACATCACAAGACGAGACCGCATCAAGTGGGGATGTCGGTTAGACGAGATTCAACCGTGGTTAGAACACCGCCGACGGGAAGTAATGTTCCGCGAGGCGGTGATGTCGTTCCTTGGGGTGGGTAACGACGAGTCACCGATCGAGAAAGTCGAAAAGACGGTCGGGTGGTATTGCCGGGGTGAGTGTGTCGCCGAATGTTCAAAAATGTTCGGTCCTGCCCTAGAAAAAGTCTGTTCCACTTGCCCCACATAAGGTGTCCAGATGGCCGACAAACTTGAATTAGTATTAAGCGCGTACGATCGAACAGGCAAGGCGTTTGGATCGCTTAATCGTAATCTGAACTCTGTTCGCCGAACAATATTCTCACTGAAGTATTTGGCGGGTTTCATTGGCAGTGCCCTTGCGGTGCGGGAGATCGTCCAGGCGTCGGTTGCAATGGAGAAAATGACGCTTGGTCTCCGCGGCGCGACAGGATCCGCACAACTTGGATCTGAGGAGTTCGCCTACCTGAATGACGTTGTCGATCGGTTGCGCCTCGACATGGTGTCGTCTGGTGAAGCGTTCACATTGCTGACCGCCGCGGCACGGGGGACGGCGTTGCAGGGCCAGGAGACGCACGAAATTTTCGAGGCCGTCGCGATGGCGTCGCGGGTTCTCGGGCGCTCCGCTCAAGATACCGCGGGGACGTTGTACGCGGTCCAACAGATGATATCGAAGGGCAAGGTCACGTCCGAGGAACTTCGTCGTCAGATGGGTGACCGACTCCCTGGCGCGTTCAAAATGGCCGCCCAGGCCATGAACATGACCGAGGAGCAGTTGGATTCGGCCATGCGGAAGGGCGAGTTGTACGCCACCGACTTTTTGCCGAAATTCGCAAAGGTCCTGAAAGCGAACTACGAAGAAGCTCTGCCGGCGGCCCTGGAGACCACCCAGGCGAAACTCGATGAGTTGGCCACCGCGGTGTTCCGGGCGAAAGCCGCGTTCGCGGATTCCGGAATCGTTGATGTGATCAAGGATTTCGCGGACGAGGTCATCCTGTTTACTCAGTCCGACACACTGGCGGACGTGATTGCTTCACTCGGGGACACGGTCCGCGATAACCGCGACGACATCCAGACCTTTTTCCAGAACCTTATGACTCTCACTGGCGGGGCCGCGCAAGCGATGGCTTTTCTTGCCAAGCACGTCGGCGAGGTTGTTAATAA